GGTATTGGCCTTGCCGCAACCTGGCGACCGATGCAGAGCAGTTCATCCTCGACCCGGCCGACTTCGCGGCGGCCGAAGATGCAGGTGAGATCGAAGCGATCTTCCACAGCCATCCCATCACACCAGCAGAACCAAGCCAGGCGGATCTGCTCAGCATCGAGACCAGCGGGCTGCCGTGGCACATCTGCAATCCGAAAACAGGCGCATGGTCAGAGACCGCACCAAGCGGCTACAAGGCGTTGCTGATCGGCCGCGAATGGGTGTGGGCGGTTGCCGACTGCTGGACGCTGGTGCGCGACTGGTACGGCCAGCATGGGATCAAGTTGCCGGATTGGCCGCGGCCAACCACGCCAGCAGAGTTTGAGGCGGCGCCGCAGTTCGACCAATTCTGGCGTGATGCAGGATTCCGTGAGCTGCTGCCAGAGGAGGATCTGCAGTTCGGTGACGGTCTGATCATGAGCATCGAAGGGCAGGGCCTGAATCACGTCGGCGTGTACATCGGCGACCAGCTGGTACTGCATCATCTACGCGGTCGGCTGAGCAGTCGTGATCTGTACGGCGGCTGGCTGCAGAAATGCACGGGCAGGCGGCTGCGGCATCATGCCGCCGATACACTGGTTGCAGGCTGAAGCTGGCCATGCTGCGCGAGATCCGACTCTATGGACAGCTGGCCAAGTTCGTCGGACGGCGGCGCTTCATGGCGGCGGTAGACAGCGCAGCCGAAGCAGTCAGGTTCCTGATCGCCAACTTCCCCGGCCTCGAGGCGCACATCAGTCAACCTGGGCGGCATTACCGCGTGAAGGTCGGTGATCGCGCGATCGGCAGCGATGAGCTGCACGGCCCGGTCGGCAGCGAAGCGATCAGCATCATCCCCGTGATCGGCGGCGCTGGTGGTGGCATTGGCCAGATCCTGGCCGGCATCGCGCTCGTGGCTCTGGCGATCTTCGTCCCGGGCCTTGGCCTTGGCCTTGCAGGTGCAACGGTGACAAAGATCGGTTTACTTGGTGGCGCGCTGATCCTGGGCGGCGTTAGCCAGCTGTTGACGCCAACGCCAACGATCGCGCAATCGAACACCAACAGCGGCACGCTTGAGACTCAGCTGGATCCTCAGAAGTCCTACAGCTTCAGCGGCGTGCAGAACACCAGCCGCCAGGGCGTGCCCGTGCCGATCATTTACGGCGAGACGATCTGCGGCTCAGTCGTGATCTCGGCCGGCATTGACACTGTGCAGGTGGCGGCATGACGGACATCATCCGCGGCGCTGGTGGTGGTGGCGGCCAGCAGCAAACCGTCGTTCAGCAGGTAGCAGCACCAACTCGGACCCCGGTTCGTGATGCCGACAGTCTTGCGTCAAAGCAGTTTGGCACCTTTGTCGATCTGCTCAGTGAAGGCGAGATCGAAGGGTTCCCATCAGCTCGGGCCTACACCCGCGGCGACGCCAACTACAACCGCGCGCTGCTGAAGGACATCTTCCTGAACGGCACGCAGATCTTGCGGCAAGGTGCAGACCCAACTGGTCCGCAGGCGGCTGATTACAACTTCCAAAACATCACGGTCGAAGCGCGTTACGGCACGCAGGCGCAGACCTACATCCCTGGGTTCTCAGACATCGAGGATGAGACCAGCGTTAACACGATCGTCCAACAGGCGTCACCGCTGACGCGCACGATCACCGACAGCAACGTGAACGCTGTTCGAGTGACGATTACCGTGCCGCGTCTTGAGAAGTTCACGGATGAGGGCGATGTCTACGGCACCAGCGTGAACCTGCAGATCCGGGTGCAGTACAACGGCGGTGGTTACACCACCGTGATCGATGACACAATCAGCGGCCGCACGGCTGACCAGTATCAGCGCGACTACAAGATCGCGATTAGCGGTGCCTTTCCTGTCGATGTGCGCGTGGTGCGCGTCACGGCAGACAGTGGCAGCAGCCAGCTGCTGAATGATCTGTACTGGTCGAGCTACACCGAGATCATCGAGCAGAAGCTGAAATACCCCAACAGCGCGATCGTGGCATTGCGGCTGGATGCGGAGCAGTTCAGCAGCGTCCCGAACCGCACCTATCGGGTCCGCGGGATCAAGGTGCAGATCCCCAACAACGGCACGGTCAACGCCACCACCGGCGCGATCAGTTACGCAGGCGTCTGGGATGGCACCTTCGCGGCAGCAACCTGGACAAGTGACCCGGCTTGGATCCTGTACGACCTGCTCACGTCTAGGCGCTACGGATTCGGCGATCACATCGCCGCCGCCCAACTGGATAAGTTTGCCTTCTATTCCGCGTCGCAGTACTGCGGCACGCTGGTGCCGGATGGCTTCGGTGGCACCGAACCACGCTTCAGCTGCAATGCCCTGATCCAGAACCAGGAAGAGGCGTACAAGCTGATCAACGATCTGTGCAGCGTCATGCGCGTGATGCCGTACTGGTCAACCGGTGCGCTCACGATCAGCCAAGACAAGCCGACCGATGCCAGCTACCTGTTCACGCTGGCGAACGTAAGCGAGGAAGGATTCAAGTACACCGGCTCAGATCTGAAGACCCGGCACACGGTCGCGGTGGTCAGCTACCTGGACATGACAACCCAGGACCTGGCCTACGAGGTGGTCGAGGATACGACCGCGATCGCGAAGTACGGTGTCGTCACCACCAACCTAAAGGCGTTCGCCTGTACCAGCCGCGGCCAAGCTGCGCGGCTGGGTGAATGGCTGCTGTACTCCGAGGGTTACGAGACGGAGGTTGTCGAGTTCAAGGCGTCGATTGATGCCGGTGTGCTGGTGCGTCCAGGCGCGGTGATCTCAATTGCCGATCCGGTCAAGTCCGGAGTGCGTCGCGGCGGCCGCATCGCTGCAGCAACAACCACAGCGATCACGGTGGACGACACTGCCGAGACCAGCCTGCCAACAACCGGCACGCCGACGATTTCGGTGGTGATGCCTGACGGCACGGTCGAGACCAAAGCGATCAGCGGCATCGCCGGCGCTGTTGTCACGGTCGCGTCAGCATTCAGCGTTGCGCCGAATGTCAACAGCATCTGGGTCATCAACAACTCAACCGTGAACACCACCCTCTGGAGGGTGCTGAGCGTTGGAGAAACCGATCAGGCGCAATACGAGATCACGGCGCTCGCGTATGACCCCAGCAAGTACAACTACGTCGAGCGGGGCGCAGCATTGCAGCCTCGAGTGATCACGCAGTTGAATCAGCCGCCGATCGCACCCAACGGCCTCTCGGCCAGCGAGACGTTCTACGAGTCGCAGGGCCAAGCGAAGGTAAAGATCATTACCAGCTGGAACAGTGTGCCCGGCGTTAGCCAGTATCGCGTGCAGTACCGGCAAAGCGAAGGTAACTGGACCAGCGTGGTCGTCCCGCGAACCGACTACGAGATCCTCGACTCGGTCGCTGATACCTACACGATCAACGTCTACAGCCTGAACGGCGCCAACACGCCCAGTACCCAGCCGGCGGTGCTGACCTTCGCAGCGGTCGGCAAGACGGCGGTCCCGGGCAATGTGCAGGACCTGACGTTCGAGGCGATCAACGCCAACTCTGGCCGGCTGCGGTGGGCACCAACGACCGACCTGGACGTGAAGGTAGGAGGTCGCGTTCACATCCGGCACACCAGCCTGACGGACGGGACCGGTACATGGGGCAACAGCGTCGATCTCGTCGAGGCAAAGGCCGGCAGCGCTACTGAGGCGATCATCCCTTTGGTCGAGGGTGAGATCCTGGTCAAGTTTGAGGATGACGGCGGCCGGCAGTCTGCATCTGAGGCAAGCGTCATCATCGACTTCCCTGATGCGCTCGGCCAATTGCTGGTGCAGTCAAGGCGCGAGGATGCCGATACCCCGCCATTCCAAGGCAGCAAAACCAGCTGTTTCTACAGCGATGAGTACGACGCGCTCACGCTGGAAGCGACTGGGCTGTTTGATGACGTGGCAGATCTGGATCTTCTGCCGGTGATGGACTTCATCGGCAACGTGGCCACCAGCGGCTCCTATGAGTTTGCCAACACGCTCGACCTAGGTGCGTCCTACAGCTTGGATCTGAAGCGCTTCTTCGTCACCCGCGGCTACTTCCCCAGCGATCTGATCGACAGCCGCAGCGGATTGGTCGATGACTGGGCCGATTGGGATGGTGCCGCATCGTCAGCCGTCAACGCCAAGATGTATCTGCGCAACACCAACGACAACCCCAGCGGCAGCCCGACATGGTCAGCCTGGCAGGAGTTTGTCAACGGCACCTTCAAAGCGCGCGCCTTCCAGTTCAAGGCTGAGCTGACCAGTAGCGATCCGGGCCAGAACATCCTGATCGACGAACTGGGTTATGAAGCCACCTTCCAGCGGCGGCAGGATCAAAGCGTTGGCAGCATCCCAAGCGGCGCGGGTGTCAAGACGGTCACCTTCGACAAGCCATTCTTCACTGGCACGGCCGGCTTGGGTGGCGTCAACAGCAGCCTGCCAAGCGTGGGCATCACCGCGCAGAACATGGCAACAGGCGACTACTTCGTCGTGGGCAGCGTTAGCAGCAGCCAGTTCGTGGTGACCTTCCGCAACAGCGGCGGCACCGCGATCGACCGTAACTTTGCATGGTCGGCTGTCGGCTATGGAAAGGGCGCCTAAGCCCTGCCAGAATCAACCTACTACCTGATCGATCATGAGCCAGCACGACTACGTCATCGCCAACGGAACAGGCGCTGCCGTCCGCTCTGACCTGAACAACGCGCTGGCCGCCATCGTCAGCAACAACAGCGGCGCGACAGAGCCAGCAACCATGTATGCCTACCAGTGGTGGGCTGATACCAGCACCGGGCTGTTGAAGCTCCGTAATGCTGCCAACAACGCTTGGATCACACTGAGAGAGCTGGATGGCACGCTAACCATTGAGGCAGGTACGGTCTCGGCCCCTGGCTTGGCGTTCGCGTCGGACCTGAATACGGGCATCTATAGCCCAAGCGCTGATCAGCTTGCAATCGCAACCAACGGCGTCGAGCGCGTCGAATGGGGCACCAGCGAGGTGGTGTTCAACGATGGCGGTGCTAATTATGATTTCCGCATTGAAGGCGATACAAACTCTTCGCTTTTCTTTGTCGATGCGTCAGCAGAAGCGGTAGGGATTGGCACTACTGCGCCCATCGCTGCTACTCACATCATGCTTTCTGATGTGACCGGTTTCACATCTCCAGCAAATGATGGTCTTGTTGTTGAACGAGGCGGTGGAAATGATCTGGGGATTACCATTGCCACCAATAATGATCGTAACGGCTACCTGTTATTCGCTGACTCTGACTCCTCTAATCCCGCTTGGGTTGGCTATGACCATAGCGTTAATGCTATGTCATTCAAGGTCAACGCATCTGAACGCGCCCGCATCGACAGCTCCGGCAGGCTGTTAGTTGGCACGTCTACTGCTCGTGACAAGTTTAACAACGCATCTGGCGAAACTCCTAATGTTCAAATAGAAGGCACTGGAACAACTGCGTCTGGTTTGTACATGCTGTCTATGACAGCCAACAACACAAGCTCTTCAGCAGCAGCCGGACCGGCCATGTTTTTTGGTCGCTCTGAAGGAACTACGACTGGATCTTACACGGTTGTTTCAGCCGACAAGAACCTTGGTCGAATCAGTTTTCAAGGCGCTGATGGGACCGAGTTTGTTGAGGCGGCAAAAATTGATTGTTTTGTAGACGGCACCCCCGGCGCTAACGACATGCCGGGCAGATTAGTGTTCTCCACTACGAAAGATGGCCAATCATCACCTACTGAAGCGTTAAGAATAAACGCCAATCAGCAATTGCTGGTCAATAACGGGACTGGGTTGCCAGCAGGAACTGCGCCGGGCTACCAAGTCAAGGCAGGCTCCACTTCCAGTAGTGATTGGTCACTTTATGTTCTTAACAATGCAAACAATAGGGTAGAGGTTGGATACAGAAATAATGGCGTCTTTTATTCTGAGGCTATTTATCAAAATACTACGGCAAATGCAGCCAATGTTAATGCCGCTGCAGACGGTTTAATTGCCCGTTCAACTTCATCAATAAAATACAAAACTGATATTGAAACCATAGGTTACGATTTTTCCGAAGCGCTTCTTGACTGCCGCCCTGTTTGGTACAGGTCTACCTGTGCCGTTGACAAAGCAGAATGGAGTTGGTGGGGCTTCATTGCGGAAGAAGTTGCTGAAATTGACCCACGGCTTGTTCATTGGAAAACAACACAAGGTGTTGCCCAAGAGGACGGCAGTGTTGCTCATGTTCCTTGCGAACCAGAGCCAGAGGGTGTCGCCTACGACCGTTTCGTCCCCCACCTGCTGAATTTGATCAAGCGGCAGAAGGAACAGATCGAAGCAATGGAAGCCCGACTGTCAGCCATTGAGGCGTCGTAGTCCTACTCTCTAAAATGCGCTACTTGATTGCATTTTTGTTAATGGTTACCGCCATCGCCGTCCCAATGATTTGGATCTATGCCGGTCTTCCATATCGGCGTGGTCCTTTTTTCTGGGACTGATGGTAATGTGTGAAGGCAGGCGTGCGTCAACACCCTGCCCCGGCCACAGTTCCCTAGAAACCATGACCCAACAAGATTACCCGATTCCATCGGATGACGAGCTGCGAGCTTTCGCCGTTGACTGGTGGCAGCATTTCGGTTTTGTCGCAGATCCACGCCACGAAAAAGCAACGTACGTCAACGATGTGATCCACGCAGATCATTTCGCCTCATTTGCCCGTGACCTACTCGCTAAGTACGCCAAGTAGTCATTCCCACTAAATGGTCTATCCCTCTTACTGCTGCCAGCGCTGCGGTGAACAGATCGGGTGGGTTGGGAGATTCTTCCAGCTCATCCGCATTCCATTGCATCGCTGCCAGGCATAGAAGTCACCTTCACTAGACACCAGTCGTAGACTCACCGCATCACCCATCAACTCATGGCCACCACCTTTACCTGGCACATCGCCAACCTGGAGCGCGAGACCGCTGACGGTTTTG